GACAGCGGTTGGAAATGTCTTGGATTTCTTCTTGAAGAAGTTGTAGACCGTGTGGCCCTTATAGACCAGATCCGGAATACCCTTCGCAAAGTTTTCAAGCTCAACGGCTTCTACAGCCGCTTCTGCTAGCGGATTCGCCATACTTATACCTCTGCATTGAGCTCAACGGTTGAATCCCGATGCTCCAACGTTGGCAACCAGTCACACGCTGAGTGTGTTGGCTCCGTGCTCCCCGATGTGGTTGGTTAATCAGCCCCGATGTGGAACAACTCAATGTAGAGGCTCAGGAAAGGTGTTCCGCTTAGATGCTCATCGCCGTTGGCGAGCGACCCTAAGCGAAGGTCCGTTTGTTGTGGAGTTGTACGTCTCCTGGCGTCCTAAGTCTCGCTGGAAGAGAATTACTCCGCTTGTGGCTAGTTGTCAAGAAATAAAACGGGAAGGCCGGAACCCCTAGGAGTCCCGGCCCTTTACTAGTAGTACGCGCTTGCCGCCTTCTACAAGGCTTGCCCTTCGGTTCACGCGCCCCGCACTGCGTTCGCTTTTTTTGGTTTTTATCCTGTGGGCGCAACGTTCGCCCCGCAAAGCTATCGGCAGTGGGGTTTGCTCTCTCCAACTTCGGACTCGGACCCTTTAGACTCCCGAGCCGCTGCCGTAAACTCCAACTCGGAATGAATCGTCGCGAAGAATATATACCCGTCTCTCCGGGTCGTCAAGCCTGCTTCGTTCAGGGGCTTTCCCGCTGGTTGTGGAAGTCTCAAGGCTGTTTTGGCTCAGACGTCGGATTCTGGTTGCTGGCCGCGGCCTCGCTGATTTTTGATCCGCCATCCGTGTTGATGGACGGATAGATGAGTTTGCGGATGTTGAAGCCAAGCTGTTTGATGATGTCCAGAAACAAAGCGTACCGTCTCTGGAAATTCGGATAATTTTTGAATGTCTCCACGGTTGGCAGAACCGAGTACAGAGCGCTCAGGCCCGTGGACGTGTAAACGGCGATGTCCGCCAGTTCGTGAAGAGTGACGTGTATCACGCCGCTGAGTCTATCTCAGTAGAGGAATTTTTACTTCTTTTTCTTTTACAAAAATTAGCGTTTATGTCGCGCCCGTCAACAGTTGCACGTCTGCTTTCATTTGCGCGATGTCGAGGCCCACTGGCGTCTTTCCTTTACGGGTCACGAAGTCCCATCCAATGAGTGCGTGAGCCTCGTCGAGATATGGTCCGTTGTCTGGATCGTTGTAGGTCCAGAAGGCTTGCGTAATGTCGATGAGTTCGCCCCACGTTATTCCGGTGAAAATGAGGTTGCCATCCGTGTCCGTGCGATATTTTGGAACAAAAATTCCGTGTCCGCCCCACGAACCGGGTATCGCATCCGGCCCTGAACTTACATCCCACACGTTCTGCGTCTGCGCACTGACCGGAAGTTGCACGCCAATGAACACGCCGCCGAAGAGGTAGATAGCCTGCTTGATGTGTTCGAGGTTCATCGGATCTGGGTCTGCATAGCCGATGAGAAGGTGTTTCCAAAAGCCTTTCTTGCGCCAGCCATTCAAAACGTCTAACTCAATGCAGCCGTTGTCAGTGCCCGGATTTCCGGGAACATAGCCGCACCACTCCGAGTAGCGTTGCTCGACTTGGGCATCTGTCGCGGTATATTCGTCGCCCAGGACCGCGGTCCAAATCTGCTCCGCGTGGCCGCACGCCGCTATTACGCAATCGCTGAGATTGTCGTTTAGCATTTCTCCGAAGGATGTGATTCCGCACGTGTAATCGACGGATGGAGGTGCAGGCGGAAGCGTATCTAGAAAATACTTCGCTAATTTTAACGTTCTTGGATCGTTTACTGAGGGTAGCTTCCCCAGTTTCATTTCGAAAAAGTTTGGCATAGTCTCCCTACCGATGGAGACTTTACCACTTTTCATGCTACTTCTTTTTCTTTTTCTTCCACGAAGCATCCCAAGTCACGTCGCCTTCCTTGTTTTGGACTTCTTCGATGACTTCGTGCTTGTGGTGATGAACCGGTTCGCCAATGGCGATGGCTCCCCCGGTAATGCCGGCTGGAATGTCTGACTCGTTCGGCTGAAAATATTGGATTGAATCGGGCGGAATGACTTTCGTAATAGTGAACTCGCCATTCACGGTCTTGTCCGAAACTCCGACTACCTTGATAGTTCTGCCTTCGTCCTCTTCGGTTAATCCGTGGCCGTCAACCGATAAAGATGTGACGCCGCTATGCCGCGAAGTGCTGGAAATATACAGTGGATTGCTCATTTGTTGACCTCCGAGTTTTGACATTCCTTGCAGCGGACTGGATGGCCTTCTTTGTTCGGACGGTGATTCGACCACATCTCCATTTTATGTCCGCAAGACAGTTCTAGAATCCAAGCATGGCGGTTCAATTTCGACCGCGTTGCCCTAAGAATCTTCTTTCGACTCATAAAGTATTCTCAGCCAATACTCTCCGTCTGTTCAATACAGTACTCATGGTATCAGCGTATGTGCGCTGTGCCGTCTTTAATTTCAAGCTCGCCGTCGCATGTGATGTTCCACTTCATCTCGCCTTCCTCGAAAGTGGTATTGCTGCGCGTCGGGACATCAATGGCCAAGTGCTCGACGTTGTGCTGCTTCTCGCCTTCGAATACGCGCCAGACGTCGTGAGTGCCAGTGTGCTTCTTATTGAAGCGAATGACAAATTTCATGGTCAGTACGCGCTATAGGCGCGCGGATACGGCCTATCAGGAATCGGTTTGCCAAAGAAACCGCATAATTCTTTCCAGCCGGCGCCGTTGCTCATATCCATCACAAGAAGATCCGCCGGCCGGTCCTTGAAATATTCCAGTACCTCCGCATTGTGCCGCCTGTATCGCGCCAGGAAGACTTCGGCATCGAAGTGTTTTTGACCGTACGTCGCACGATGGATGAAATTCGCTGCGGGCCAGATGTCCCAGTCTGGCCGGAATTTGTTGTGTTCGTAACTCCAGTGATCGCGCGCGCTTTTGAGCCAATCTACTTCATCGCGAATCGTCAGAATGTACTTCGACCCCGGATATGCCCTATCCAATTCGCGGAACAGGATAGGGATGGGCAAATCACAGAGCGCGTAAGTCTTCTCAACCGTGAGCGACCTTCCAAACTTTCGCATCTCGCGCAAGATGGAGACGGCCCACTGGCCGGATTCCCAGTGTGAACTGTCGTAGCCGATGATCTTGAGCGCAGCGTCGAGAGAAGTTGTGGCGGTCTTCTGCATTCCGACTCCGAAGATCCGCGTTGGCAGTGGAAGTAAATCCACTGTTTCTCCGAAGAGGCGGGTTACTACGCCGCATCCGAAGTTTCCGAAGTTCGCAATCGTGTTGTCATTCTCGAGGTAGAACGCCCCTGAATCCTGACCTGGAGCCGGTCTCGCGTGCGGATATTCCTTGAACCGGAGTTTGTCCTGGTGATGGATAGCGTCTAGGTACTTTGCATCAATCTCGACAGCGGTCAATCCGAGTCGCGTCAGACGCGCTGTCATATCTTTATCGTCGCATCCCCAGTCGGCGTAGTACTCATCATAGCCGCCGACGAGCACGAACGTTTTAGCGGTCATCGCGATCCGGCCGCTGATACCACGCTTCATCTTTCCCTGAACCATCCGCGCCCACAGAAAAATGTTGGGCATCCCAAACATGGAATGGTCGTATTGCGCTTGAAGGAAAAACTTTTCGACGTAGAGGTCAAAATCTTTCCCTGTGAAATTATCTGCGTCGAGGTTCACGAGAACTTCGGCGCCTTCGAGAATCGCGCAACGATGGGCAACATTCTTCGCGTGCGCCATCTTGAACCGGTCTGCCTTGTAGGAGTAGACGACGAGACGCCCCGACGCGAGTTCGTCAGCGTGAGCACTCGTCACGTATTCGATCAGGTCGTCAGGGCTGCCGTAATCGAGCAGGATGAACTTGGCTTTCTGATTGTCGGCGAGATTCTTTGGGAGAGTGATCTTGATGTGCTGCGAGCGTCCGCGGCAAGTTATACAGAAAGCAATCATAGGAGGGATGGCGTACCTTTCGGCGGCAATACTAACGCAGGGATGTTACGGGCACAAGAATAAATTAACCGTGCAAGCGCGGAACAGTCCCCATGTTCATGGAAAATACGCCGAATACGCTCAAAAGCCAGAGAATCACCATAATCACGACAACGATGTTGAGGATGTTTTTGATCTTGCCATCCATCGGGATATAGCTATTGGCGAGCCAGAGCAGGAGGCCGATCACGATCAGGATGACGATAACGGTGATGATTGGCATAGCAACAGCAATGCTACCCGACCGTCAGAAGCGTGTCTGTTCAAATCGGAACAGGTGACTAGCGGCCAGCTTCGATGCCAGCCCCGTCATTTTTTACGCCGAGACCGCGTTCGATGCGGCACAATTCATCAAAGCATTCGCTCAGCATAAATGCTTGGTCTTCGAGGCGGTTGAGCACGGTTGGAATGCGATTTTCTGTGTCCGCTACCTCGGAAGGTCGCGAACCTACGATATTGTCCGCAACAATTCTCAATCGCGTTGAGAGTTGAGCGATGGCCGCACAGTTATCATGCAGGAAATGCATCGCGTTGTCAGGCTTTGCGAGTGGCTTTCCTACCCCTGTGATCGGCGAACGTGAAACATCTACCACCTCTCTGCGGTCCATGATGGATTCTCCTTTTTTAGTTTTAATGCGCTCACAACCTCAGAGCGCTTGAGCAACTTGCAAACGATGCTGGAAAACAACCTGATAATTCTTTGCCGCAGGCAGCGAGACCTTCATCTTCACAACGCTCACGCTGGCCGTGGCAGAAGTAAATATTGGCACGAGTCCCGCTAAGTCGATCACGTCCGCGATGATGGCGTCAATCCATCCGAGAACTTTGTTATTCCCGGTAAACCGCGGGAGTAGCGCTTGCGCCTGAGTCTTGAGTTGTGCAAGAAGCGCGTCAATCTTCGGTATGATGCCGGGAGTCGTCTGAACTGTTTTAATGTCCGCCGACACGTCATTCAGAATCGTCGTGGCGTCGGTACTGAATACGGTAAGAGTCGCTATTGCGCTCTGGGAAAGTCCGCCATTTGCTGTTACCAGTCCTGAGACAGTTTGCAGGACGACAGGAATAAGCTGCGCGGCTATTTCAAACCATTCGGCAGCCGAGCACCCTTCCAGGACAGTACCCGCAAGCGCTATGCTCATTCCGCTTCCGCCAACTACCAGAAATTTGCGACGGTCCATGTGGGCTCCTTAAACTGTGAACAGTATATACCCTATCCTCGTTCGTACGGGACCAATTGTTGCGTACCGCGCAGGTAGGCTTTCCCCACCACGAGGTAAATGTCTGGCGTGGCCACAACATCGACCGCCGACTTTGGATACACTTTGCCCGGTACGACTTTCGCCGCGCCATTGCTCGAGGCGCCCTTCGCTGGCGGCGCGCCCTTGCCTGTTCCGTTTCCTGCGGCTGGCCGCGGCGCAACTCGCGGCTTGTAACTCGGATACATCTCATTGCGCAGCGTGCGGAAAGTATCGGGCAGGAGTTCGGCATACTTCGCATGTGTGAATTTAGATGCGCGTGCCCGGTCGCCTTTATCCATGAGCGACTTTGCCGCGCGCTGGAAGGCTTTGTCGGCTTTCATCGCCGTATAGATTCTGGAGTTCAGTGCATTCACAAATTCGCGCCGCCCACCAAGAGGAATCTTCATATCGCGCATGAGCGGATCTACGAGTTTGAACGAAGCGCGATTGTTAAGCCGATTCACGTCTTCGGCGACGCCGCCTTCGAACATCTGGCGCTTCTCGGACTGGATTTCCTGGCGGCCGCGTTCGATCTCGTCGCGTTCTGGATTGTGTTCCTTGCGCTGGCGATTCTGGCCATCGGCCATGCCCTTCGCATTGTTCATCCACTTCTTGATTTCGGCGAGTTTGTCGTAGGCTTTCTGGCCGTCGCCTTCTTGGACATATTTCACGACTTCATCGAAAGCGCCGTACAAACCGGCGCCTTCCAAGCGCGACACGATGGCACCAACAATCGTCTTGTCGTAAAGAGCGGGACTCCTCTCCGCCAGCAGGTCGAGGCCGTTGTGGATGGCAGTGCCGAAGGATTCCGCATTCGATTCGTAAAGTTGCATTAAGAGGGCCGGGTCGCCTTCGGTAAATTGTTGGATCTCGTTGCGGTAATCGCCGACTTCATCCTGCAGTTCGGTTAGACCTTCAGCGCCGCCGACCCCTTCGAGTGTCGCGTTTATTTGCCGGACTTTGTGGACCGCTTCGCTGAGTGTCTTCGCGCCCACCTCTTCCATGAGAGTGCGCGAGCGATGGTACATATCGCCGAGGCGCTTGGCAGATTCGGGATTAACTTTCTTGAGCGCGGCCAAGTCCTGGCGGGTCTTGGCATCTACTCTTCGGCCATCGGCGTCGGCAACGTCGGAGTCGTCTTCTTCCCGGTCTCCGACTTCTCCGAGTTCGTCACCTTCGGCGGGTTCTCCTTCTGCCCCTTCGTCTCCTCCGCCTTCGGTCCCTTCTGTTCCAGTTCCTTCTTCAGTTCCTCCAGCGTCCGCGTCCCCAGAGACTTGCTCATCGCCGCCTCCCGCGCCTGGATCTGCCGCCGCGCCATCGGCAACGGCTGTACCAGCCACTACTGTTCCGAGTTCGTCAGCCATTTCATTCCCCCGATTTTATTTTACCGTCAAAACCGATTCGCCGACCGTGACAGGAAGCAACTCAATCGCGTTGATTTGTGGATTCTGCACCGCTGGAGCCACATGGTCAAACTCTATTGTTACCGTGCCCGTCGAAATAATGGTATCGGCCTGTTTGTTGGCCGTGAACTGGCCGCCTGCCATAAAGAAGATGTCGAAGTTCGTGAGGAATGGATTGCCGTTCACTTTGACATTGAAGACCCGCTGGCCCACGGCGGTCACATAGTTTTCAGAAAAATAAAGATTGAGCGTCCATGCCCCGCTTGGCACGGGAATCGTATATACCATCGCGGCTTTTCCGGTGGACCAGCCTACGGCGCTCCACCGGTCGTTTTGATAGAGTGCCGGGTCTGGCGTGCCTGCGATAGCGTGCGACGTTGTGAACGTGTTCCCGGTGTTGAAGAATCCAGCGTCGGCGGACCAGACGTTTCCAGCCGAATCGGTATACGAACTTGCTTGACCGCACGCAATACGGACGGGAGCTTGCGCGTGGACCGCTCGTGCGGCCAAGAGGAAGAAAAGAATGAATCGTACTTTGCTCATCTAATGCTTTGGCAATCCGCCCGATTGTGCCGGTGTCCCCGCTGGCAGCGGCGAGGCAGGTTCTTTCGCACCCGGCGCCGGAGCCATCGGTGGCGGAGCCTGCGCTCCGGCCGTAGGAGTTATACCACCTTTTGCGAGCATTTGGTCAGCCGCACCTTTGTCAAGGGCCGCAACGTCTTTCCAGTTGATGCTTTCGCTCGGCGGCTTTCCGGGTTGCTGCTGTTGCGCGGCCTTCTCTTGAGCCATCGCCACATGAGCATCGTAATGAAGCGCGAGATTCCGCCAACCTTCCGGATCAGTCTTCTTCAGTTTGCGCCCTTCAGGGTCCATCATTTTCTGCCAGCACGTTTCCGCTTCTGCATCGTGGTCGTCGCGAGGGTCTGGCTGAATCGAACTCTCTTCCATCTCCTGAATTTGCTGTTCCACGGCTTGGAGCTCAGCAGGATCCACGCCAGCCGCTTTCATCTGTTCCACTTTTTGAATCAGCGGCAACGCTTCAGGCTTCGGTACGGGTACGCTATTGATAAGCAATTCGTACTCGCCAAGTTGCTTATTCCGCGCCAGAACCTTCGGAATATAAAACTCCGAAATGCCCCACATGCTTTGCATGAATTCAAGGTTCGCGGCGTTGAAGAAGATTTCGCCAAACTGAGGATTCTTAATGAGCGAGTCCACTACCTGCATCATGGAATTTTTTTTCTGCGTGTATGTCTCTGGGAAGTTTTCGTCGCTCTCCGCAAATACGGCGATGTTGCCCTTGAGATCGTTTATCTCGAGCGTGATGGCTTCCCCGCCCGGTATTCGTTCGTTGATACTCTTGTCGCGGCACTTCGCGCCCCAACGGACCAACTGCTTCATGGATGTAGCTTCGGCATTCTTGATAGAGTGCCACGTTGGAGCAAGACGGCCGAGGGCGCTGTCCCTTTGTGTGGCAATGGCCACACCAGAGTCCGCGGTGCCGACGTCACCCCCGGCCAAAGCAGGGTAGGCACCGGACAGCAGCTCTGCGAGAGGCCCAGAATATTCTTTAATGAAGTCGGCCAGTGTCACTGGAGGATTGATAGCCGGCTCGACGAAAATCAATTCTGAAACCGGAATACCGGGCTGTCGCTTGAACGGCCCAATGTCTCCAGGCACGTTCGTTTGCTGGCGGAGTGCTTCGACGGCGAACGCTTTCGAGTCCATCCACTTCTTCGGAATCGTGCGGACGAACAAGTCGTTCATCAAATCAAGCCAGTTGTTTAACCGTTTCTGGATCGGGAGTGTCGAGGTTCCCATCGCGTTGCGGTTCTGGCCGTCGCCAGAATACGCTTGGGCCAGTGCCCATGAATCATTGATGGACTCGTTGCGCGCGAAAGCAAACGTCTCGCCCATGAACATCACATAGCAACCATCCGGGAACATCTCGATCAGTTCGTCGCGGAGCCGGTCCTTGTTGGCGCCTTCAACTTCCGTGAAGCAGTGCGTGCGCAGCCAAACACGCTGGCAGGTCACATCCGCGGCGATCGAGTCCGCGGTGACATAAGTGGACTGCATCCCGAGTTTGACGTTCTGGCGTGCGAGCCGTGCGATCTCGCCCATCGCGGCCTGACTTGCATTGTTGGCCCTGATGTCGTCCATAATCCACGGCGTCATCCCTTTTGCGCGGGACACGTCCACTTCATCGGAATAGTCGAGCACGTCCACTTGGTCGAGGTCGTTGGCAAACATCGGACTGAGTTTGACTTCGATCTTGCCGTGAGCTGTGCGAATCTCTTTGCCGCGCGGAGTGCGCTTGGATAACGGCGTCTCTTGTTCGTCTTCCTCTTCTTCGCTTTCCGATTGTTCTTTGGCGGATTCCAATTCTTCCCCGCCTTCGGCTTCGGCATCGCTCTTGACCGATGGCTCGAAATTCTCAGCGGCTACTTCGATAGCGTCGTTGCCTTCGTTGTAGTTTTCGGCATTCTCCGGAACAATGTCGTCCGGCTCGTCGTCCTCTTCCCATCCGAAGCGCGGTCCGTCCTTGACGTAGCGCGACCAGTAGAGATATCGGCCATCGGTCCACAGATACCGTGAGCCGTCCGTCTGGATCTGGATGAGGTCGTTGTTCTTCGAGATGACTGCGGTAAACTTCTGTGCGGATTCAGCGGAAGTTATTTGCGCGTCGTTGGCGGTAGTCTCAGGCTCGAAGCGGACATTCGGCACAGTGCGCGTCAAGGCGGCAATAATCATCTGTGCGCGAGCAGAATATATATTCGTAGGCAGAAGAGCCAAGTCCATTTGCATCGTGGGACCGTAGCCGGTGGACTCGCCAGGAATAATCCATCCGCCGCCGCGTTGTGGAATGAGGAACTGAAAGCCGCGGTAGAAGAGCGCGGCTTCCCATGCCGCGATCACTTCTATCAAACGAGCGGGATAATCACGGCGTGCCCACTTCTGCACCAAACTCTTGATGGCGCCAATATGTTCCGACGTGAGTTTCTTTTTGAATCCTGTGGGCGCGTTACTTTTGCAGTCGAGAGCTATCCAAGATGTGTTATTTGACCATTCGAGGCCGGCGAGGACGCCAACTTGCCATTTTGCTTCTTCCTCATCTCCGGTTTGCGCGGGCTTCGGGGCGGACTCCTGCTTTTCGGATTCCGTCCTTTCGGCCAGCGTTGTCATATTGAATGGTGGCATCGGGCCTCAGTTAGCGTTTTGCTTTTTCGAAGGCGAGTGCGAGCCGTGCGCGCTTGCCGACCTTGCCGGATGCGTGCTTCTCTTTCTCCGCGTAGGCGTGAGTTGACATTCCATGACGCGCGGCGGAAGCCTTGAATACGCCCTTCGTTCCTTTTGCCTTGATTGAAGCCGCCGCCTTCTGCATCCATCTGTTCGCCATTGCGTTACCTCGCTGCTAGAAGTTTTTCTTTCGCTTGCTCAAGAGCTTCCAATAGTTTGTCTGGAGGGCACTGATAGACGATTTCTAAACTCAACATCTTCCAACCATTGCCGTAATCCTGGATGCCATCGCTTAGCTCCATGACTTTTCCTTGAGGTAGTGGCCCAGTCCCTTCGATATACAGAAAGCAGATTGAACTCACCAAATACGGACCGGAGCCACTAAAATCAGGAAGCGGCATAATTGTCTGCCCGCCTCCAAAATCGTAGAGTCGCACGGGGCCTTTGGAATTCTTTTCGTTCCATGATTCAAGAGTTTCATAAATAGCATTCTTGACCAGCATCGTCTTACCTTTCTTTCATTGCCTGAGCGATCCGCGATTTGCGCTCGAATCTTTTGCACCACGCTTGCGCAGCAATAGGGGATTGGACTCCTTCGCATCTCGGTGGAGAAGCCGCAATGAAGTGGGCACAAACACCGCATCTATTTGGGAGATGGTGAGAGGCCGCTTCGTAATCAACGGCATCGTGGGAGAGTTTTTCACTGGCTGGCTTCTCCATCACCTGCTCATTTCAATCGGGATAGCAAGTCCCCTGATTCGCGCGAGCACTTCTCCAGATGCGTTGAGAAAATCCATTTCATCTTGCGGGACGGTGACGACCGGATTCACTGGCAAGCCGATGAAAGTCATATTTCTGTCCATCCCGAAGAGCCGCCGCGCTTTCCATACCAAACGCCAGTACCACGCACGGCGATCCCTGACTTCGATAGTTTCGTAGAGATTCATAATCGCCATGACTTGCATGGGATGAACGCGGATGCTCTTCGGTGAAGGCGGGCACTTGACGAAAGCCAATGTTGCAATTTGCGGAGTCAACATGGAATTATTCGCGTGTATCTCAATCATCGTCGTGCCTTTCTCATCGCCGCCGCCATGCGTGACGGTTTCTTCAGTTCAGCGCTACCTTTGCGCGCGTGTCCCATCGCTGGATTCGCATGGAGTTCGCCGTGCATCTTATCTTTTTGTGCTGTAGACAGAGGACTACCAGACGAAAAGAGAAACTTCACGGCTTTGCGAGTCCACGGCATTGCGCGGGTTAGCTGAGGCCCGGTATCCCGCGCGCGCCCGCCATTTGGTCTTGCTGAGAATCCGGCGTCTCGTCGTCCGCTTCTTCTGGCTGGTCTTCGTTGTCGTGATCCATGCCCATCGACTTTCCCATGTGTTCGTGGGCCGCGTGATGGGTTTTGTGAACTGAGTGATGGACGCCGGGATGGTTCATGTGCTCACTTCCTTCGGCGCTGTCTCCGCCGCCCATGCCGTCAAGAGGTTTCGCGTCGCCGTGATAGGACGTGACTGTGTGCTTACCGGTCGCTTCATCGTGGGAGTAGTGGACTGTGTGCGCTGGACCGTGCTCCATGACGTGATCGGCGATAGGAGTTTCGGTAGGACCGGGAATGTGGGATTTGTTGGCCGGCTCGCCAGGGCCTTTGTCCGCACTGTCTTTCTTCTGGACTACGCCGCTGGATTTGCCGCGGCTTGCGGCCATTTCATCGTGGAGTAGTGCGCGACTAGCTGAGTGGTGGTGACTGCCGTCCTTCGCTGTTACAGCCATAGTTATTTCTCCTTTTTAGCAAATTTTCCGTTAACACGATTGTATTTTGGATTCGGACGACGAGTATCGCGTTGTTCTTGATTGCTGTCCTGTTAGATCAAACGACCGTCTGGCCATCGGGCGATTCCTTGGCCGCTATTTCTGCGGCTCTGCGTTCTCTTTCGGACTTTTCGGTTTTCGCCGCTTCTTCTTGTGCTGCCATCTCACGGCGCATAACCCGAGCCCACGCTCCGCCAGTTGGAGTGTTCTCCGGAATTGGCGGCCCCGATGTGTCTGGTTTGGTCGAGATGTTCTGGATGCCCGGAGTCAGATAGAGCCGTGTCCGTGCCAGTTCATCTCGCAAACTCTGGATTTCTTGTATATCACGAAGGCGCTCTTCGGCGTGAGAGGTTTTTAGGGCGTTAATCATCAAGGCGTGTGTCTCGCGGTCCAACCGATTCGTTTCGCGCTCAAGTGCGACCTGTTGTTCCAGCCAGAGTGCGTGCGAGGACTTGAAGAAGTTTCGCCAACTCATACTTGCACCAATGCGTCGATGGCCGACTGCACGTCAATTCCTTGAGCCTGTTTTTTGGCGATGGCGCGTGCTTGGTCTTCGTTCGGCGTCCAGATGAATTGACC